AAACCCTCTCATACTGCATTCTGAAGGCACAAGAATACCATGACGTACATTCTTCTGCTATTGTGTTTGACTAATAAGCTAACGTTATGATATGATTAGAGGAAATGGAGGAACAATGGAAAACCCGCTATACAAGCTAGAACAGATTCAAGAAGCGCATCATCATTACTGCACGATGTGGGATAAATACCTACCAGCAGAAAGCCAGATGCTTGAGTTTCAAACTAAGTACGACATCGACGACGCGTTTCTTATGCGCCTATACGAACGCTTTATCGATCAGCTTATCGAACGACGCGATGATGCCATCCAAGAGTTCGAAAGCTACATTGATGATAACTGCTGGTAAAGCAATCGCCGCCGGACAATGGAGAAGCCAAGCGGCGAATGTTTTAGGAAATGGTATGAACTCTGAGTATACATAAACCCCGGGGCGCTTTTTACACGCCCCGAACCTTAAAAAACACAAACCCTAAATTGGTGTTTAACTATGTACAAATATGACTATACAACTGACCCGGGTTTTATTCAAGACATGCTTGAAGATCCTTGGTCTGAATATGCGCAAAAGCTTAAGCAAGAAAACCTTGAGCTTAAAAATACTATCGCATATCTAAAAGCACAGCTAGCAGCTACCAATGCTATAGCCAATAGCTTTCGTGACTACTTTAAGATTTATGTTGAAGATAAGCCTTCCATACCATAAAATTGAATGTATGGAGGTGAGTAAAATGTTCGGAATATATCCTGTCCCCGATTATGACGAGGACCTAGAAGAAATTAAATTAGTGAGGTAACTATGCAATCAGAAAATATTAATGAACTAGCAGATGCTCTGTCAAAAGCCCAAGGCGAAATTGAAGGCGCAGTAAAAGACTCGAAGAACCCATTTTTTAAGTCTAATTACGCCGACCTGCACAGCGTTATAGCTTGCGCAAGAGAGCCTTTAGCCAAGAACGGCCTGTCAGTAGCACAGACCACGCAAATACAGGACGGCGTCCTATCGCTTTGCACAACGCTTATGCATAAGTCAGGCCAGTGGATCAAGTCCGTAATGCCCATTGAGCTTGCGAAACGCGATCCGCAAAGCATCGGTTCAGCAATTACCTACTTTAGGCGCTATAGCTACGCTGCGATCGTTGGCATAGCACAAATGGACGATGATGGCGAATCCGCAATGAATCGCCCTCCAAAGCCTCAAGATGATTACAAGCCGGTAAGCCTTGACGATCTAGCAAATAGCTTCACTGAGCGAGGCTGTGTTGTAAATAAAGGCAAACTGGAGCAGTTTATGAAGAGCTTTGCTGATGAGCGAAAGAAACCTATGTCTGCGATCATCAAAAGCGCACTGTCAAGCGATGAGCAGCTGCTTAAGCTTTTGAATCTTTACGAGGAATACGCTTCAGCTTCCTAACGCACACGACCTCTTGTTCTTTCGGCACTGCATGAGAGAACATAAGGTCTTGCTTTGACTCCATTTGCGACAAGATCGAGAGCGTGGTTTTCATGTTTTCGCACTGTTGCAACTGGAGGTCAACATAGTGATTCATCTGTTGATTTAGCTTTTGCAGCATGGTGATTACTATCACGTTGATACAGAAGCAAAAGAAGCAAAAAAATATCGTAATTACTTGTAAGTCCATGGCAGTAAGATACAGGGCTGTCGGATTTATGTGGAGCTAAATTAAGAAAAAGCATATCGTCGTAAAACACAAAGGCCCGCGTACAAAAATCTTGGTCGATTTTCGCGGACCTTTATCTACACCCAACGTGTGATACCTGAGATCTTATCACATGTTGGGTTTGTAAACAAGATAAGATCTCAGGCGAGCACAACAAATGACAGTAATTTCCGTTAGCTTCGAGCAGAATTTCTTAGTTCTACCTCCTAAGCATCAAGAGATCTGGAAAGTTCTTCACTACTTCTGCAACACATACCACAATGCTTTCCCTTCGCACGCAAAATTAGCCGAATTAGCCCATTGCAGTATCCGCACTGTCAGAACTGCCCTTAAAAACTTCAAAAATTTCGGTTGGCTTGAGTCAACAAGACGTTGTTATCGCAGCTGCCTTTATTATATTCATGAAAAATTATTAAAACTGAACCCAAAGGATAAGAAAAACTTTTTAAAACCAAAACAAAGTTGTGAAAGTTATGAACAGGGAGGGGGGGGTGTTTTTAGAGGTAAATTGCAGCATGAGTTGCAGCATATATATGGTATCCCTAATTCTAGAAATTCTATACGTTCAAACGTGCATCATACAGGATGCAAAAAAGACGGAAAAACCATATACATTCGACCAAACCTGCAAAACTTACCGTTCACGGCAGAAAAAAAAGTACAAATTCAACGGACTTTTACCGAAGCTGAGATAGCTTTAGCAGCAGAAAGTTACAACTCCTACAAAAAGCCCAAAAAAGAGCCCATAGCATTATTTTGGTGGCTCTGCAAAAGTGCAAAACAAATGTTTAAAGGAAAATAATTGATGGAAAATAGACCAATTGATTCAAGACTTGTTATGGAAGCATGTATTGCTTTGATCAAAATAGGCCGACATGACCTTGCTACACGTGTCTGTGAACTTTTTGTAAAACCAGCATCACTTGAAAGCGCAGAAAATGCTGATATGAAAAAAACAATCAGCAAAGCATCTATGGCAAGTTTATTACAAAGCGTTAATTTAAAAGAACTAGTAGAAGAAACAGTTCATTTAAAAGAATGTGTGGTGAACAGAGGGAATTGCCCTTTTTGTGAAGATAATTCTGTTTCACTTTTTGTATTAGAAAATCATTACTGTTGTGATCGCTGTGGCGCTTATGGCAACGCTATTCAGTTCTTAATGATTGAGCAAAAAATGACCCTTAAAGAAGCCTACAACAGGCTTTCACAACTTTAATTTTGCAAAATCATAATAGAATAATTGACTTTATTAGCAGATTCTGTTTTATTGGAAAAGTGTCCGAATTTCACTAGAACAATTAATGTAAGGAATTTATATATGCCAACTATACAGATATGCCCAGTTTCTAAATTGGATGAATTTTTTAAAATATCATCTCAAAATAGAAAAATATGCGAAAAACATGTAGGAGAGCTTGCAGAAGCTATCAAAAAAGAGAACTTACTAGAGATAAACCCAATAATTATAAACCATGAAAAAGAAATAATTTCAGGGCAACACAGATGGGCTGCCGCTAAGCGGCTAGGAGTTCCAGTTTATTATATAGTACACAAATTTTCAAGCAATAGCGATTTTGTTTTAACTTCTAATTCTAATCAAAGACGCTCAACGTTGCCGGATAGTGTGCAATATTACGCTGAAATTAAAGGCGATCCTGCATATAAACAATTATATGAATATTCCAAAAAAACAAAGATTAGCATAGGAGCACTGTGTGCTTTACTTGGCAATAGTGTTACAAACACCTATAGCAAAGAGCTCATGAATGGTAAATTTACATTTGAATTACCTGAGGAAAGACGCTATGAAATTATTGAAAAATATCTAGAACTAAAGTCATATCTAAGCAAGATGGAACTCCATGTTCCTTCACAAATATCTGGGGTACCTTTTTGTAAAGGATTTCACAAATTTTTAGACCACAAAATTGACTGGAATCATTTTATGCATAGAGTGCGTGTAGATTGGCAAGATTTTGATATTGTATTTGTGAAATATGAGGATTGGTACAAAAGATTTGTAAAAGTCTACGGAAAACGTTGCTCAAAAAACAAAATTAAATAATAAAACGGCCCTATGTGTGAAATAGGGCCAAGGCTCACTAGACCTGTTCTGTAAGGAACAAGCTCACTATATTATAAAACCAATAAAGAATTAAAGTGAAAAATACATAAAAAGGAAACTAAATGAATAACTTTGAATTTTTAGGATACGACCCTGTTGCAGGCGAGAAATTCCTAGGCATTGCAACCGTACGCGCGTGGGGCAAGATCATCCTACGCTACAAAATAATCCCTACAAAGGACGGCAAGAACATCTTCCCAGCTACTAGTGCGCTTAAAAATAATGATAAGTATGAGGCCAGCTTCATGTTGGATTCAATGCACGAAAACAAACAGCTTACCGACCTGATCAAGGACCACGTTACAAACGCCATAGCACGCACAGATCCTAGCCTGGCAAGCATAAAGCAAGGTGGAGAATACCCTAGGCCAGCCCAGGCTCCTAAACCTAGCCAAGGCCAAGCAAATCAGTTTCCGCAAGATGACGATTGCCCATTTTAATTAATGCGTACTTAGCTTAAATTTACAGTTTAGGCTAAGTACATTTTTAGGGTTGAAACATGCAATTAAAACAATGCGAACACTGTACGGTAGAATATGAAGCTGTAGGTAACCAGCGCTTCTGCTCACCATCATGCAGGAAAGCCTTTCAGGCTACACAGGCTAACTGCAAGTGGGCAAGCTCCTCTATGCCAGATTCAAGCAACTGGGGGAAGGGGTTTAGGCGTAACGATATACAGAGGATGAAGGTTTATTGAGCGTTATTCAACATAAAAAGATACTCCAATAAATACACTAGTAGGATTGGTTGCCCATGTAGGTGCAACCCATTTTATGGAAATAAAATCACCAGCTGAAACACTGATTCCCATCGATGTGTTACTATATGATGGTGTCGCTGAACTTAAATTAACACTGCTTGTTATACTGGTATCTGTAGTGTTATTTTTTCTTAAATAAATTGTTGAAGTCTCAGTACTGGCTAACGTACCACTCACTATAAATTTCACATAACATTTATTTATTGTACCTGCTATAGGCATTACTAATACACAAGCTGCATATCCAGCAGCTGAAACAGCCTGATTATAGCCAACAAAATATGTTGTAGCATCAGCAGGGTTAATGGCTGTTGTAGTAGCTACACATGCACTAAATTTAGTGCTTGTTGTAGGTGCTGAACTACTCCAGTTTGTTCCGTCACTTGTTAATACGTTGCCACTTGTTCCTGCGGTAGCGGGATACGTCGCTGTACTCCAAGCAGGAAGTGCGCTAGACCCTCCAGAACGCAATATTTGCCCTGAACTACCTGTACCTACAGATTGCATTGTACCGGTACTTGTCGTTCCAGCTGCCACTAAACTATAGGCCGTAAAACTTGCTACGCCTGTTCCACCACCCGCAACTACAGCAGTACCAAAAATAGGCTGTGCTGATGAACCTTGACTAATTAAAGGCACCCCAGATGTGGCGCTAGGTGCTACATCGTTTAAAGCACCTGATGCTGCGCCTGTTTGTACGTTGTACAGAGTAGGTTTATAGTTACAACTGTTATTTTGAGCCACGCTACCTCGCTGTGGTTAGCACTTGGTTTAATGTAAATAGGTCTATCAAGACGGTACTTGCCGGTATTGTTCCTAATGTCCTGTAGGCCACTACACCGGCGCTGACGCCATTTGTAGTAGGTATGTTAGTAGTGATAGGACTATTAGCGACCTGCGAGCCATCAATGTAATATGCTACAGAGCTAGCTGCGGCATTAACCACTATCTTAAACACATGCCAGCTTGTATCTGCGGCAGTATTTGTGTTGTTTGTAGTTTTTACTGACGATGCACAGCTTACAATCTGCCAATTACCTGAGTTTACGTTGTCGGTATACTCAAACCAAAGGCCATCAGTCGGTGTGTCATTTTTGTTTACAAGGCCTATCTGTATTTTGTATCTGTTGGTACCATTGGACAATGTCGCAAGCTTCATAAAGAACTGTATTGTCAAGACTCCGCCACCAAGCAAAATGTCTTGAATTGCTGTGCCGTTGCTCTTACCTAAGTTAAGTGAGGAAGTACCCGTAGTCATCTCATCGAATGCAAGTACACCAGGTCGACCTGTACCTTTGTTTGTCGCACCAGCAACTACATTCACATATTCCCAGCCTATTGCGCTTGAAAGTATGCCAGAACCTACAACTATGGGGCATATGAAGTCATCAGACATATCCACGACAGCGTTGGCATTTGCAGCAGAACCTACAGAATCGATCTGTATTGAGCCTGCACCATTGGTAACAGTAATACCTGTGCCTGCTGTGATTGTAGCAAGTATGGGCGCTGTTCCCGTCGAGCCAATTGGGATCTGGCCATTAGTAGCAGCACCTAATGAGGTTACTGCACTTGTGCCGTTGCCTACAAGAAGCTGACCTGAAGTAAGTGATGTCGCTCCTGTGCCACCTTTAGAAACACTTAGTGTGCCACCAATATTGTTAAGAGTAAATTGCGCTTCGACAGCATCTACTGATGGGTTGCCTGAAACACCGTTACCATTAGAAATTGATATTTTTGATGATCCGGCTGACAAGGTTCTACCGTTAAAAGTCGCTGATCCATCATAGGCAACTAAGCCTTGATTTTTTATACTCAAAATATTGGCTGTTGCCATAAGAAATACCCCTAAACTATAGTGTATGTGCCTGCGCCAGATAGCTGCACCCAGTTCGTATTTGCTGTTATGCAGAGTAACTCTACGCAGTCACCAATGTCAAGCGAAGTTATAGAACCACTTACGCCAACTGTTGTACTAGATTGGCCTACGCGTATTGTTTGGCCTGCATATTGCTGTATTTGCCATAAACCGGCCCCTTTTCCTGCAACTCGAACTATGTCTCCAACAGAAGCAAGCTGCGGCAGATAAAATATTACCTGGCTTCCGCTGTTTGCAATATAACCAGTATTTATGGCCATTTGTTGCGTAGGACCAGATGAAGATATCCATGGGAAGTTTGTAGCGTTAGCATTTAATGTTAAGCTGCCACCTAGGGATACTGTTCCGCCGCCTGTGATGATGCCGGTCGTGTTGATCGTAATCGAACTATTTTGAAGCGCTGAATTTGGTATCGAGGTATTACTGATCTGTAAAGAGTTTGCACCCGTTGTGAAAGTAATGCCATTCGAGCCAGTGAGTGTTGCAAATGCTGGCGCTGATCCAGTTGCTGCCAATAAAACCTGGCCGTTTGTGCCTGAAGCTGTAATGCCAGCGGCCGACGATCCATTACCATACACCACACCATTTTGTGTTAAACTTGTCTGCCCTGTGCCACCACGTGGTACTGTTACAGGGTTTGTTAAGTTTACCGTAAGTGTAGATCCTGATCCACTTGTTGTTATGCCATTAGCGCCAGCTACTGTAAGCACGTTAGAGCTAGGTGTTGCAGTTCCTGAATCTGTTACAAAGCTTGTAGGCACTGCTGTTGTAGCTGACAAGGTAATTGAGCCGGCTCCAGGAGTTACCGTAATGCCCGTTCCAGCTGTAAGACTAGCCACAACAGGCGCTGAGGAGGTAGAGCCGATAATGAGCTGGCCATTTGTAGCGGCACCAACAGAGTTAAGTTTAGTGCCATCGTAGTAAATGACTGAATTTGTTGTAAAAGAGCTTGCATTTGAGCCGCCATTGGCTATGGAAAGAGGTCCACCACCAAGGTTATTTATGTTTAAGTTGGCTTCTGAAACATCAAATGTCGGGTTGCCGCTAACACCGGTGCCATTAGAAATGGAGATTTTAAGCGAGCCGGCAGTAAGTGTTCTTCCTGCAAATACTCCTGCACCATCGTAGGAGACCATGCCACTGTTTCGTAAGCCTATGATGTTTGTTGTTGCCATAGATGCCCTATACTATTGTGTAGTTTGATGATGCTGAAGTTACAGACCAATCTGTGTTTGCTATCACGCACTTAAGTTGTATCGTGTCATATTGATTTAACGATGTAAGCGATCCGCCAACGCCTGTAGTCGTTGATACGCCTCCAAAATGCACTGTAACGCCTGCTGGCTGGCCTATTTTAAAGAGGCCTACACCTTTACCCATAATCTCAATTACATCGCCCACGGAGGCTGTTCCTGGCAGGGTATGTGTCAGGAGCGAGCCACCGTTGGAAATGTATCCGTTGTTTACAGCTAATGACGTGTTAACTGCGACAATAGTCCAAGGGAAAGCTGAACCAGTGTTGGTAATTGTTATAGAGCCGGAACCGTTTGTAATGCCTATGCCGGCACCAGCTGTAAGGGTTGCTACTTTTAGGTATGGAGCTGCGGTTGATCCGATGAGCAATTGCCCATCAGCAGTTACTTGACCTACTACCGGGAACCCACCTGAAAAGTCTACGTTGTCAGCGTACAAGACGCCATTATCAAAGCCTGGCATATGTTACCTTTTTTTTATTCCAAGGAGCATTTCCCTTTTTAAATTGGGTAGCTTTTGAAAGTTCTCTGTTTTTGTGCCCTTCAATTGCATGACAAGATGCACATAATGTTTCCCCGTTTCCAACATCAAACCTTAGTTCTATATTTTCACGCCATGATATTTTATGATGGCAATGCAGTTTGTCTTTAGAGCCGCAGCGAGTACAGCAAAATTTATCACGACTTAATACAGCTTTTCTCCAAGCTTTATATTTATAACCCTGCCGGCCGTCAGAACCATAATTCCAAGGCTTGTTACCCTTTGGGAAAGGCGAAATTGGCTTCTTACCTTTTAAAAATCCATTTGTATTACCAAGATTTTGGCCTTTTTTAAATTTTCCAGCATTAGGCTTGCCAGTTGCAGGTTGAAATTTCAAGTTATGACATTTTTTACATCTATGTCTATACCAACGACCGTTTTTCGCAAATTCAATTATATCTTTTTCTTCTTGGCAATCTATACATTTTCTCACGGCAACTCCTTTTTATAAGTTATACATGACAGTAATATTGCCGTCAAGAACTATACCACAGTCCAGTTCCCTGTCACTGAATACGCCCTCCATGTTGTATCAGCAACGACACAAACCAAAAACATAGAATCGCCAAGGTTGATGCTTTGAAAATAACCGGTATTTGCTGTCGCTGCACTTGTACCAAGGTAAATTTGTCCCGGGTTTGCACTTAGTATTTTAGCACCAGTTGCAGTGTTCATGTTCATTACGCCTATTATAGATCCTACCGCAGCGGTTGTTGGTAGAGTAAGCGTAAGAGTTCCTGCTTTGTTGCAAATATAAGCATTATTTATAGCAGCTGTTTGATCGGCTGTAATAATACTCCACGAATAACCAGAGGATGAAGCAATAGTAATAGTACCAGCACCATTTGTGATACTAATACCAGAGCCTTGTGTAAGTGTGGCAGCACTGGGCGCCGATCCCGTCGAGCCGATTGCCAATTGTCCATTGGTTAAGGCTAAGCTTGAAAGAGCGTTTGAAGCGCCACCGTAGATTAGTGCGTTTTGCGTTACAGTGGTAACTGAGAACGTGCCTGCGTTATCGTACTTTACGAGGCCGCTTCCTGAAATGTTGACTGCGTTGTTTGTTGCCATGTTATACTACCGTTAAATTACCCATGCTGCTTGTGGCAACCCAAGTGAGGTTTGCCGTTTGACAGACTAATTTTATAGCATCTCCCTGCTGGGTTGAGGCTATAGACCCTCCAGCACCTGCTGTGCTCTGCCTGTTGCCTATGATGATCTGTTGACCTGCTGACTGCGTGATAGTAAATGAGGTAGAGCCTATCAGAACAACTTCTATGATCTTGCCTACTGCACTTGTGGCCGGCAAAGCTAGACTTAGAGCACCTCCTGACGAGCAGAAGTAGCCATTGGCCACTGCCAGAGTTTGACTTGCTGATATGTTTGACCATGTAAGACCTCCTCCTGAAGCAACTGATAAATCTATGTTACCAGCACTATTTGTCACTGTAATGCTACTATCAGTAGATGTGATGTAGCCTACCATGATATTAGGGAACGCTGTAGAGCCTATTAAAAGTTGCCCATCGGCTACAACTTTTCCAGTTACTGGAAACCCGTTGGAGAAGTCTACGTTGCTTGCATAAAGTACGCCATTGTCAAAGCCAGGAATAAGTGCCTCCTACTATGACGCAAACACGTATGTTCCGTTCACAGCCCAGTTAATATTCTTTGCAGCAACACCTGTACAGGATACTCTCATGTTGTTACCGCTTACAGTCACTATAGCGTTAGCGCCAGTGTAACCGCCCTCTTCGTTGGCGATATCTGTAGATGCTCCTATCAAAGTAGCAGCAGCACCAGTTGTGCGAACAGTAGCGAAAAGGCTATAGCCAACGCCACCTGGAGTCGCACTATCAAAACCTGCAACATTGAAGTCAAAGGTATACACTCCAGGAGTTGCACCTAAGCTAAAGTTGATTATTTGTGAAGTAGTTGCGCCAGCTGTTGAGCCAGTACCTGATAGACCTGTAGGTGTTACTGTTACAGTAATAGTGTTTCCAGAAGCTGATGTAGTAATACCTTGTGTTCCACCACCTGGAGTCACAAGGTTTAACAGACTTGCGCTTGGTGATGCAGTTCCCGAGTCAGCTGCTATTACTAAGCTGTCTACGTTACCACCGCCACCAGAACCATTGAAGCTTACTTGTGACATTCATTACCTCAAGCGTAAAATACTACTAGATACACTAATCCGGAGTTGCCGCCACCAGCTGCCCCTTTTACATAGAACTGCGTAGCCTGTCCTACATAAAGTTGGCCTTGGCCATATTGTATAGCCTGTCTGTTGGCAGCTACATCTAATATGAACGCAGACGTAGCGGGTATTACATCATGGTCATTAGTTCCATCCCAGGAGATTGTTACATCAACGTTTGAGTTGTTGACAAACTTGATAATCCTGGCAGGATTGGATAACGCACTACCTAAAGTCTGGTATGATCCAGTAAACGTAGCAGAATCTCGGCTACGTATAGTTTCAGGGAGTATTCTTATGCTGTCTGCGCCCATATTTTACCTTAGTTTACGATAAACCATGCTACTGTTGATGTATCCGTTGCATCAGCTGAAGTGATTGTAAAGCTTGTTGATGCTACTTTTGCAGTCACAGCCATAGCTTTAGCAGCAGCTACAGTACCAAGAGCTTGGCATTGTAGGAAGATCATCGAGTTTGCGGTTACTGCTGTTGTTGCTACAGTAGCTGTACCACCTACAAGAGCAACAGTACCAAAAGAGTTGGCTCCTGCTGTAGTTGTAGAACCAACGCTAGTCGAAGAAATCTTGTTACCAGCAGTGCCTAATACTAGGTTACCGTTGGTAGCTGTGATGTTTCCAAGAGTAGCTGTAAGGCTTGTTGTGGCTGTTACTGAGCCTGGAGCAGTTAAAGCGCTTGCCAGTGCGAATGTGATTTGGTTTGTACCACCAACTGATGTAATCTGGTTTGTAGTACCTTTAAGGCTTATGGTACCACCTGTTGGGACTACAGGTGTAGTTCCTGAATCAGGTGTAAGGGTGTTAACGTCTGTTGCTGAACCGCCAGCAAGTGCCCAGGTTACTGATGAGCCTGTGTTTGCTACTGCAATATACGCTGAACCAGTTGCTGTGTTTACCGCTATGGTACCAATCGCGCTACCTGTTGCGTTAGCTGAAGGTGCGGAAGATAACACGAGAACGTTTGCAGGATTTGGAACTTGTCCTCCACCATAGTATGGAGACACTCCGTTGCTAGTACTGAAAACCATAAATTACCTCTGTTGTGACTTGTTTTTATGGTCCCCCATGTTCTCGGGATTTCCACACCATAAAACATATGACTAAACATTATCTCAGCAGGTATTTATTGTATATAAATAAAGCGCATAACGCCTTTACATAAAATAACGTTAGTGTTACCCTCGAGAAAAAGGAGACCTTATGAAATACATTGTGATTATTTTAGCTACTGTTTTAGCAACCATTCTATATTTTGATTACAAATCTGAAGAGCTGGAGCGCATAGATAGGATGTGGAATTCTTCTATTCTCTATTGCGAGCATTGTGGCACTCCATATAAGATCGAGCTTAATGCAGTAGAGATCATGTTTCGAGATTTAGAAGAACAGCTGGAGGCTTAAATGACAGCAGTCTGCACTACACCAAGACCCCCAAGACCGGTCCCGTTAAGTAACTTTTGGCCGATGCCACAGCTAACCACTAGCCCAAATAGATACCCAACTCAGTACTTCCCCCAGGGGCCAATATATAGATAAGCTATACGCAAGGAGATAGTTTTGACAAAGACCGTAAAAGTACCAAAATTCATTCCTGTTGCGCCTTTCTGGTTCGAGAACATACAAGTCGTTATACCAGCCGCTCCTGGACCTCGATTACCTTATGGACCAGGAAAATGAGAAGAGCAGAACGACTAGAATATTTGGGTAGACTATGTGTAATGCTTAAAAACATCTTAGACAATGATATTTTTCTTTATACAGAGTCTAAACATGATTATGAGAGCTGGGTGAAATTCCAACATGATGCATTAGAATATGGTGAACCTAAGGGACTTGATAACATACATAGACAAATACGACTTTTACGAGAAGAAATAGAAGAATGCTTCTATTTAGCAAAAGGTGATGAAGATGAGTGATAGATATTATATTTGCGAGGGATGTAAGGCACAAGTAGATCAATCTATTAACGGCAGATTAGGCCGCACTGTTAACTGCTGTGCATATGGGTGTCATTTCCATTTTCGGCATCCTTGCAGGGCGTATGATATTTATAGCTATACGTATGACAGGCTTAAAGAAGAGGGTTTGTTAAAAGATACAAGCAATCCTAAAGATTAAACAAGGAGGTTATATGGAACCATATAGACTTGAACGTGGCTTATACACTGTAAAAGCTCAGGAAGTCGAGGTCCCTTTTGTAGCCTATTGGAATGGCCGTAAATGGGTGCATAATGCGATGAAGTACAACCTTCATATACATATTTGGGTAAAGTATGAAAATTTCAATAAGTGAATGCCGAAAATTTTGGCGCACGGTATATAACATTGAAAAATATTTAAGAGATATAGTACGGACTGATCATCTAGATAGTATAGATGGGGATAAACTAGACTATATTAAAAGAATGCTCATAGTAATATCATGCGATTTACAAAAAGCCACAGATGAATTTGAAGATAATTTATGCTCCGCATTCGAGCAATCAGAAAATGAAAATGTGGGTAAAAAATGATCAACACTGACTACTCGCAGTATTGGGCTTGGGGCCATCGCTTAGACGACAAAGAGCCCGAAAAAGAAAAGAAAGAAGAGCCATTACCGCCTGTAGCAAACAAGCGCGTAATAAAGCCAAAGTGGCTAAACCGTAAACCTGGGAAGGCTAAGCTATAACAGTGGAAAAAATGCATGGGTTGGATCTTTTTAGCGGGATCGGAGGAATTAGTTTCGCATTGCAAGACTGGATTGAACCAGTCGCTTTTTGCGAAATCGAAAAATACTGTCAAGCAGTGCTCTTGTCGCGTATGCATAATGGAGAACTTGCAAAAGCCCCAATATGGGACAACATCACAACTTTGCAAGGATCATTTTTGCCAAAAATCGATATTATCTACGGAGGATTCCCCTGCCAAGATATCAGTATTGCAGGCCTTGGAAAAGGCTTGGAAGGACAGCGAAGCGGATTATTTTTCGAGATCGTGCGCTTGGCCAAAGAAATCAAGCCCAAGTTCATATTTCTTGAAAACGTGCCCGCAATTACAAGTAGAGGCGGATTACAAGTCATTAAAGAAATTGCCTCGCTCGGGTATGATTGTAGATGGTGTATTATATCCGCTCAAAGCGTTGGAGCAATGCATAAACGCGAACGATGGTTTTTGCTGGCCAACTCCACAAGCAAGAGCTCAGACGGATACACCATCGGAGAGGAAGAGACACACTCCTTGTCTTCATACAGCAGTCTTAATTGGCCGTTTGAATCCAGAGAGCATTGGCAAAAAACTGTGTCCGAAATGGGTAAGTGTTCTGATGGGTTACCCTACCACGTGGACAGATTGCGAGCATTGGGTAATTCAGTGGTGCCGCAACAAGTAAAACAAGCATTTAAAATATTAATAGGTAAAAAAGATTAAGCTATGATCGAAGCACAATGTACATGCCATCTAGACAGCTTCGAGTGCTCTCTTGCTGAATTGCTAAGCCTGTAGATCAGCTATGTGACCTATGCGGCGACAAGCACCATGTGTACCATGCTAAAGATTGGGACTGGCCAAAAGGCCATAGGCTGTACAACACTTGGCGCATGAGGGAAGACTAATGATCATAATATTGAGTTTATTCGGCCTGACAGTTTTGGCTTTTGGTATATGGCTCATCTGGTACAATGTCAAAAATGAGGCCTAACAAGGAGGTATCATATGACCGCACCACTAAGCGTAAGCGCAAATCCTAGTACAGCAGTATCTGACAGCTGTAACTGTGCATCGTGTTGCCCAGTAAGCTGTTGCATGCCAGTACGAGGTAGAAGAGTACGGAAAGCTAATCCACATCATCAGTCGCATGAAACGCGTGCTGACCGTGCAGGTAGCGACATAGAGATACGCTCTGAAACTACCATGAAAGTACATACGGCAGCACAACCCACACTCCAACCCGATGGCAGCTGGGAAATAGAAATAGACGGCAAAAAATATGGCTTAAAATCTATAGAGCATCAAACCAACAAATAGGAGGTTTTATGGGCGCTATCGCCAGCTTTATTAAGTCGCATCAAACTATTCTGGGCATGATCGAAAAAGCTGCCTTGGACGAGCTGTTGCATCTGTTGAAAGCACTCTATCCTAATGACCCGGTGATCTTAGAGATAGCTGACAAAGTGGTTGCTGAGATCGAAAAGTTACAAGGCCTAAAATAATAATACACAAAAGGGAGTCTTCGGACTCTCTTTTTAATTTAGGGGCATCTTATGAGAAGCTTGTTATTGCTAGTTATCATGTGTAGTTGTACTCCTATAGAGCGTGAAATTGTTGAAGAAGTTGCCGAAGAAATCATCGAATATGAATTACATAAAGATGATGGAAAAGAATCTAAAGAGGTAGCAAAATGAAAATGATCGAGCAGTTATTAAAACAGTGTAAATCCTTTAAATTTTGGGCAAGACATGGCTGTGATACAGATTCCCCGAGTGCCGTTTCCCAACCGCGGAAGCGTACCAAAGCAGTTTCCAAACCAATTCGGCGGACCCGTAAAAATACCAAAAACAAACCCTAGTACGTAGGTATTTTATGAAGAGAATACTAGTTAACGAATGGGCTATAGGCATTATGTTGGTGCTGTTGGCAAAGATCTGTACTTCATGTTCCGTCATGATCGATGACAGAGATCAAAATGACAATAAGCACTGTGTTGCAACGAAATATGATGACGTAACACGCCCTAAAGGGGTACATGATGCACATCGTGGTAGACGGCAAAACAGACATGAGATAGAGTACTCTAAAAGAAACTACCCGCCACGTGGGATGATGAACCAACGTCAGTACCCCAAGCGTGTGAGGCATAAACCTATGGGATCACAATAATGGACGCAAAACTAAAGAAGTCTGAAAAGGCTATAGAGAAAAAGACTAAAACAGAGTTCAAAGGCTTACTGAAAGAAGATCACAAGCTTGACAAAGAGCGTGACAAACTCAAAGCTCAAGTTAAGAAAAAGTAACCCCCTACCTATACTCTGTCCTTCGAACCCGTTGCCACCTCTTCGGACAAGTTCGGCTGAGTATAGGTTTCTAATCAACATTATCTTGGCGATATTTTCTGCATAGGATACACTAAGTTTTTACCTAGGTGGTCTATGTCTCAGCCAATGTCTAATTATTCAGATGATGCACGCCAGTTCCTCAAGGAATACAAAGAGAAATCTAAGTCGCAGTCATTAGAAGACCATCAGGACATTATTAAAGAGTTCGGAGAGAACTACGAGCGCGCATATCAGATGCTCAACACCTACTATGCTGAAGCGTATCGTGATCTCAGCTATAGCTTGGGCAATCAATGGTCACTTGAAGAGATTTCTTACCTTAACAACCAGAGACGCTCTAGCTTTACCTACAACATGTGTAGACGCCTTGTAAACCTCATAGAGGGCATACAGCGCGATGGCAGACTGGCGATAAAGGTAAACCCTATTGAAAATAGCTCAGAAGAAACTGCTGAGCTTATGACAGATGTAATACAGTACATAATGACCTCCGGGAATGGCTATGAACAGATTTCTAAGGCATTTAGAGACTCTCTTGTTACTGGTATCTCTTGGCTATGTCCTTATCTTGATTACCGTGATGATCCAGTTAATGGTGATGTTAAGATCTCTATAAACAACTGGAACGACACTATCTGGGACCCGTTTTTCTACCAGAAAGACATGTCAGACTGCTCGTTTTGGGCGCGACGTAAGTACCTTGATAGAACTACAGTTATATCGCTATTGCCTGACCAAGAAGAGCGAATAAATGCATTGCCTTATGGCAACAGAGATGATAAATTCACGTATATGCCCTATGCAAGAAACTGGGGCATGCAAAAGCTGCTTAACTACACCGAATACTGGCGTAGGAAGTGGGAGATTAAAGATGTACTTGTCGACATGGACACTGGAGAAACTTCAGTGTGGAAGGGCCCAAGAGAAAGACTTAAGTTTTTGCAAATACTACATCCTAGCCTCCAAATTGTTCGTAAGCCTGTCCGTTCTGTGGAGCTGGGCGTTATCGTAGAGGGAGAGCTCTTATATTATGGAAAAGATCCCTACGGCCTGGATGATTACCCTTGTGTCCCTGTATTCGGTGGTGATTATGCCCCTTCATACGACCTTTGGACATGGAAACTTCAGGGTATCATTAGGTACATTAGAGATCCTCAAACTGAGCTTAATAAACGGATTTCTCGTCATGTGGACTTACTGGATAGTCAGCTCAATAGCGGATGGATTGCTAAAACTGGCGCTGTTACAAACACCTCAAACCTTTTTAAGTCAGGTAATGGGCAGGTAATATTCTTGCGCCCTGATGCCGACATGGCAGATATTCAAAGACTTATGCCTCCAGACATCCCACAAGGGCAGATGATGCTTACTGAGATGTTCAATGAGATTATCCCCAACATCCTTGGTATCAACCCTGAGATGCTAGGTATGCCTGAAAATGAGAAGATTGAGACAGCTGCTGTACTTGCTAAGATGAGACAAGCTGCTGGCCTTGTAAGCCTTCGAGGTGTGTTTGATAACCTGGCAGATTCGCAGAAGATCTTAGGCCAAAAGATCATGAAGCTTATGCAGGTAAACTATAGCCCTGAAAAAGTGCAAATGATCACTAAGAAGCAGCCTACACCTGAGTTCTTTAGTCAGAACTTCTCCCGCTATGATGTAGTAGTTGAAGAAGGTCTTCTCACAAGTACTCAAAAGCAGTCTGAGTTTACACAACTTGTTGCGCTTAAGCAAATGGGTATGCCAATCCCTGACAGCCTCATTGTCGAGAAATCTAACCTACATTGCCGTGCAGAGCTTAATGAGATCTTGGATGCTGAAGCTAAGATGCAGAATGAAGCTATGCAGCGTCAGCAACAGCTTGAACAAGAACAGCTTAAGGTTGCTACAGATGGTATTGAGTCTAAAGCATTGAGCGATCAGGCTTTAGCAATGGAACGCATGAATAAAATTAATCTTGATCAGGCGTTAAGTGCAGAGCGTGTACAGCGTGCTGAAGAAGATCGTACAGCTGCTGAGCTTAACTTTATCAAGTCGCTTAAAGAGCTGGATGAAATGGATCTGCGTTCAATGTCTGCTAAGATCGCTATGCTAAAAGAGCTAGGATCTATACAGGCAGCAGAGGGCGAGCAAAAACGTGCACAGACAGAACATGAGATGGCAATGAAGAATCAGGCAATGATGCAACCTCAGCAACCTCAGCAGCCTATGATGTAGGTGGAGGTGGCAGCTCTGCCCAGTGAGTGACAGTGCATTTTTCACCATAGACTTGGTGAAACCAATTTACTCCGAAACTTTCTACAAAGAATTGATTGGCATATTGACTTATAAAAATAGCGTCATCATAAAATGGGTCATATGTTAAAACCCTTTTATTTTCAGGTGGCAATCTATCTTTTACGCTAATCCATTCAGTCATTTGGCGCCTCAGGCAGCTCTGCCCAGTGAGTTATTTGTTCTGATATACATTCGATATTATATTCAAATCCTACGGCATATAGGTCTATGTAATCCGTTATGTCGCTATTTGACCACCAACATTTATAATCCTTATCCCAGAAAGTAAGCCCTATAAGTCCTGATGCAGTGACAAGCACTTGTCTACTATTATCAGGTACTCTTTCAGAGCACTTAATCCATTCAGTCATGTCATTCTCCATATAGCCTAAACACATCTTATGTCACTGCGAAATTCTAAACAATCGTGCCGTTTTAAAATTGCTTTAAATGCAGACTTAAAGTTTAATGGAGTAAACATAACCTACGAGGTTTTATGAGTATTCCTAAGCCAGGCATGCCATCAATGCCCAAACCTAAGCCAAAAGGCGCTCCAGGCGCTCCACGAGGTCGTTAATGAAAAAGCCAGCACAAGTAGTCAAACACCTTAAAGAAGATATCCACGAGGCGAAAGAGTCAATTCGTGAAGATAAAAAGCTAATAAAAAGCGTCAAACCTAAAGGCAAAAAGAAATGAGCTTTAACTCAGAAGATCAAAGACATATCCCTTCAGATAGCTATTCACGTGTGCTTGATAGACGTGTTGCGATGGATGAATACCCCTATGGATACTCTGAGGGAGAGCCTCCTGCTGGTCATTACAATGGCGATGGCCTTTTAAACGACCATTACAAGCAGGGCAAATCAGAACCTCAAAAGGCACCCTGGAAAGAAATGAAGGTCAGAAAATGAAAGGTCGCCTTAACGATCAAAAACCCAAGCCTAGACTTGGCAATGATCCAAACTTACACGGTAAACACTCCGTGGACAATGCTGGAGGGAATAATCCCCTTCCGGTGAATCCTGGCAAAGCCAGTAAAAAAAGGAAGTAATATGTATAAACATGAAGTAGACAAGCCTTCAATGGCTAAGATGGGTCACAAGCCTAAGAATGATGCTTCTTGCGGTATGTTTAAAGCGCAAGCATCAGACCAAGCTTATGGTCAATCTGGCAAGAGCGGTTTTATGGCTGATCACAAAAAGATCAAGTCACAACACTTCTCTGGCGCTTATTCAGATGATTCTTCGGGTCATGAATAATGGCACAAGAATTAAGACTGTTTGGATCTACGAAGCTTTCTACGGATATTTCTAGGAACATAAAGTTCCTGAAATCTGTTTATTGCATCCGTAAATCCAATACCTGTCTTTATAAGGAAATGAACTTTTCTATGACAGCTCACGCAAAGCATACAGAGATTATCAATAGAGCTATTGGTTTGATCCGTATCAATGTGATGAATGTCAAGGCGTTTATTTTCCGAAGGAATAAGCCCGCAGATTGTACAACATTGAGCAAGAATTCTCTTTGCATGTACGTAACTCCAGCGCTTATTTCTAGAACCATAACAATGATGAGAAGAACCTTTAATAGCATCTTTACATGCTCTAGAACAATATTTAGATTGTTCAGCTCGGAAAATCCAAGGCTGATAAAGCTTTCCGCAATGCGTACAAGTTTTAGTAGGCTTTTGTTTTCTATGAAAAAGTCCAAAACACTTTTTAGAGCAAAACTTTCTGATCTTTTTCTTACATGTGATAGGGCTGTTGCAGGTTTGACAAGTCATGGCACAAGTATATTGGAGCGAGTGAATTAATGTCACAACTTTTAGGCGAGACAAGAGAGGCTATGGCTCAGGATTGCTGGAACAAGGCGGTTAAACTCGCCGAGGAACACAAGCATGAAGTCAGACCTTTTTACATAGTATTCCACGCAAAGGTAGACCCAAAGCTCTCGGGAGCTGATGCCTGGGGTAAACGTGTAGCTGGTGGCATTCGTCAAAGCTATAAGCTTTACTACGAACGTCCTCCATTTGTCTTGGGTATGCTGGTTTGGTTTGTTAACAACCCACTGGGTGTCTTTGAATTTGTTCCAGAGCTATCCAGCCCACCAGACATCCCACTTGATGAAAGACTCCTGTCAGAAAGATCTGAAGATCAATTCACAGGCGTCATGAACAAGGCCAAAAGGATGAACTCCTTTATCCCGCTAGTTAGCTAGCATCATAGAACTTTAAAATAATGGGCGTATAGGCCGTCGCCAGGCCAAGGACACTATGACACAGTCACAAGAAGAAATTGATCTCGAAAATTACAACAAAGTTATCACGGGCGTAATAGATTCTGCCGCCGAGAGTCAGGACGCGATCTCAGAACCAGTACAAGAAGAAGCTGAGCAGATTCAAGAGGAAGTCCCTCAAGATGATGACAAAGCTTATAACTTCAAAGCACTGCGTGATGAGCTAGCACAAATTAAACAGGATCGGGACAGACTCCAACAAGAGTTTGAATATGTCAAAAGATCTGCACAACGTGAACCAGAAGCGCCTCGTAAGCGCGCTCTTGATGAACTCGTCGATGACGACATCATGACTGGTGCGCAGTTCAAAAAGGCAATGGCCGAACAACAAGCTCAGTATGATCTGATGCTTGGAGAGCTACAAGTTCGTGCTCAAAATCCCGACTATGACGAGGTGATGAATAAGTATGGCATCCCTCTATTAGAGAAAAACCCAAAATTTGCAAGAGCCTTCATTGCTACCCCAGAAGCAGAGCGCGCAGCGTACCTATATGACTTAGGTTCGCTTTACCGCAATGCCGACAGGGCGCAAGTACAAGAAGCTCCTACTCCTGCTCCTCAGCCCTCACAGGCAGCAAAACGCATGGTAGAGAACTCTAGGAAACCAGGGACCCTTTCCAACTCTGTTGGCGGTACCCCTTCGCTTTCCCAGACTGACTACTACGCCACTATGTCGGACCAGGAATTCGCAGCTCTCGTACAGAAGAATCTCTCGCAAATATAATGTGAGAAAATAAAATGGCGTTAACAACACTTACGCAACTTCCTCCAGAAGTGCGTACCTATTTCGATAGGATGTTGCTTACACTTGCACGCCCATACTACATTTACGATCTTTTCGCTCAGCAGCGTCAAATCCCGCTGAATTCCGGCGATCAGATGGTTTTTGGTAGATATGGTACACTTGCAGCTGCAACTATCCCACTTTCTGATGGACAAACTCCAGCAGGAAGCCAGCTTTCAAGAACAGACTTTAAAGCTGCAATTTCTTGGTATGGTGACTATGTCACAATAACAGACCAAGTTATGTTCTCGATTCAAGATAGAGTCCTGAACGAAGCTACAAAGGTATTGTCACTCCAACTAGGTCTGACAATCGATACCCTCATCCGCGATATGATGGTATCGACAGCTTCTACAATTGCTTGTACAGCTGGTACCAACGGTAATACTCCTACTGAAATCACTGATAGTGATATTCAGACAGCGACTATTGCCCTACGTCAAGGTAATGCTCGTCTAATGACGAACCCACTTCCTGGCGAAAACAAGTTTGGTACTGCTCCTGTACGTGCTAGCTACTGGGGCTTTATGAGTGTGGATAACCAGCGCAGACTTGAAGCTGTATCAAGCTTTATCTCTGTTGCAAACTATCCTAACCCACAAAATGCTCTTGAAGCAGAATGGGGTTCTACCCGTAAACAAAACGATGCGGGTGTAAAAGTTTCTCTGATTGACATGGAAGCCCTACAGGGTGACATGGCGCAAGCCTTAATGGCAGCGTAAACGACTAAGTGAGAAACCTGCGAAAGCAGATGCGATAGTCTGAACACTACGTATAAATAAAGGTAGTGAGGGTTCTCCGAAGAGTGAGCCCCGCCTAGATGTTTGTAGTCTAGGTCATAAAAGTAACAGAATTGAACGTTCGTTGGCTTCTAAACACCAACGGTTTCAATACCGGCGGTGCAACACCAATTTATTCGAGCTTTATCCTAGGTCAAGAGGCCTATGGCGTAGTTCGTCTTGGTGCTAAAGAAGCAGAATTTATCGTGAAGCCACTTGGTGCTTCAGGTACTGCCGATCCGTTGAACCAACGTGGAACAGTTGGCTACAAATTTCCATTTGCGACAAGGATCTTGAACGACAACTGGATCACACGTTTAATTTCAACACTATAAGGAGGCCGTATGTCTATAGTAAAAACAGGAAGTTTTTCGGTAACAGCAGGCGGCGCAGCACAGAACCTAGATCTAGGCTTTGTGCCAAGCAAGTTCTATATGCGTAATGATACTATCCTCGTATCTGGCACTGTAACAGGTGTTGTAGAGGTATGGTATGATGAGTATACAGCTAGCCTTGCTACTCCTTATGTTGTTATAAACACATGTACAGCAGGTGTTCCTGCTATTAGCAGACTAGCGTCTGGTACATTGGCAAGCACTACAGGTATCATTCCGTTCCAAACGGCTGATTCTGGCATCTATGTGCCTAACCAAGCACCATACACTACAGTTTCTGGTAATAGAGCATATGTCCAGCAATCTACAAACCTTGTGATTACTGGCATATCAAATGCTGCTAATGCGTCGGTAACTGCTACTCACAGCTTTACATCTGCTGATGTTGGCGTGACTGTAGTTACATTCCACGGAGTACTTGGCATGACTCAGATTAACGGCCTTTCAGGCGTTATCCAGAGCGTAACAAGCACCACAAGTTTCACTGTCAACATTGACAGTACAAACTTTGGTACATACTCTGCTGGTACTGCTGGCGTAACTGGTGGTTTTGCAAACGTGATCACAGGCGCTCCTGCAAACACACTGTACAGCAATGTAAGTTTGCCTACAGCAGAAGCAAACCTTGGTATTAAAGGTCTGCGTCTTGGTACAAGCGTAATGGTTAACACCAGCGACGTTTGGTACTATGAAGCGATCCTGAATAGCCCAGGCATTTGCTAAACTTTAGGGGGCCAAGCGCCCCCTTTATTTTGAGGAACTATGGCACAAAATCTAGCAGGAAGAGCACTACCAGCAGGCAATGGCGGAGTAACGTATCCAAGCCCAAATGAATGGCCTGTAACCTATCATGCCATCTCTAACATCACTAAAGGGCTGACTACGCAGGTTACAGCAGCAAATCATGGAATCACTTTGTCTGCTACAGCCTCCACGCCTGTTGTAGACTTCAGCCAAGTAGCAGGTATGCAAGAGATCAATGGTCAATTTGGTTATGTTGTATCGGTACCCGATGTAAATAATGTCGTGGTAGCCATAAATTCAGTAAATTTTCATCCTTACACCAGTGGAGGATACTTAAATGTCACTGGCGGATCTACCCCTATAGATCCACTTACAAATATAGCGTAAATAGTGTACAGTAAACATTAACTCAGCGAGGAAACATGACAAAAAGACTGAATGATATGTCAAAAGAAGTTGTAGATAGAAACTTCTTGGAAGAAACTCCTGACATCCCTACAGAACAGAAAGTAGTGATAGCAACTGAAATGCCTTCATATGAAAAGGTTGTCTTCAGAAACTTACGAGATCCAGGCGCCAGCTTGCATTTTCATTACCAAAGTAAAACACATCCTCTAAAGCACTATGACCTTCTGGACGGCTTTACTTATGAGCTGCCAACAGAGATCTGCTTGCACCTTGAAGGTCAAGGTATGATGCCAAATTCATGCCATGCGCCAAGATATGGCCAAAGAACAGGTCAAGCAGGCACCCCAGAGTGCTACATACAGTCATATACACCCTATTTTCAGCTACAACGCGTAAGGAAGTAAGATGGTTACATGGAATCTTAATCAGATCATCGCTAAAACTAGGCAGTTAACGGGTACGCAGTTTTCTACTCAGCTTACTGATGCTCAGATTACAGATTACATTAACACGTACTACGTCTATACGATGCCTTTTGAGCTGAAAGAACAACGTAACTTGCAGCCGTATAACTTTACTACGACTGCAAATAACGATGTTTATACTGTTTCAGGTGCATTTCAGACTGATGAGCCAATGGCCTATGCGAATGGATACCCCTTAATTTTTTATCAAGATCGGGATATCTTTTATCAAGACTGGCCTCAGCAGTATACTCAGGACCAGGTAGCCACTTCTACAGGTGGCGCTGGGCCATATACTGGCACAACACAGGCATTTCCTATCATCAAAGGCACATATTTCATCACAGATGGAACACTTGTAGCCTTTGATAAATCTGATGGCATATTGTATCAGACAATTTTAGGTGTAGATACTGCCGTTGGTACCATAAACTACAATACAGGCGCCTTTACAGTAACTTTTAGCGCTGTTTCTGCCGCAGGAACTCTTATTTATGATAACTATCAAGCGTACCAGCCTGCAAGACCCCAAGGTGTGCTCTTTTATAATAACACACTTACGTTCAGACCCATTCCAGATCAGGTATACCAGATCACCCTCCAAGGGTTCATCACACAAGCAGAACTTGCAGGAGCAACAGACCTCCCATTGCAAACAGAATGGGGACAATTAATTGCTTATGGAGCTGCTTTAGAGATTTTTGCAGATAGAGGGGATTTGGGAGCATATAATGCTACTTACCCACTACTTAAAAGGTATGAAAATGTCGCTCTAGGAAGATATGTAGAGCAGTTTAGTAACGCACAATCCGTACCAAGGTTCTAACATGACATGGAATAACACACAGCCTAGCCCAACGCAGCTTGTATCACAGGGACAGGGCACTATATTAAACAACATGCAATTCCTTGGTAGCACAACAGGCAATGCAGCAAATGGCTACTACAAGTTACCAAATGGTTTAATAATGAACTGGGGTACAGGATCAGTACCAAATACTGCTGTCGGGTTACCTATTACTTTTAATCAAGCTTACTCTACGGTTGTTTACGGTATATTTCTTCAAATACTCAAAAACACAAGTACAGGACAGGGCGGCGCAACACGAACAGCTTATGTTAAACCTGGAGCCTCTCTTACAACTTCTGGATTTACGGCTTTATTAGTTAGTTCTGATACGCCTTTGGATATTTACTGGTTCGCTATAGGAGTATAATGAGCACATCATCCTACCAGCCTTTTCTTATTGGTGAAGGTAAGTACCAATCTGGCTTATTTCAGTACTATGAGTCATGGGTAAAGCCACAAGATGCCTTTGATGAGCTCCTCGACGGGTACGTAAACCGTGGACAGCTCTGGAAACGAAACGGCTATACCAGAATAGGTGTAATGCGCTACTGCTCTAGCCAAGTGCTAACACATGGTGATGGCACTACAGGACCATACACGGGAGCTTTTAACACAAATACCCCTAAAGGTGCACACCTGCCTATAGTGGCTGGTAGCGTGACAGTAAGAGCTAGAGAAACAACTCCAGCCACAGAAACATTCACTGACAACGGCACAGGTACTTTAACAGGAAGCCTAGGCGGTTCAGGCACGATTAACTACACTACTGGCGCTTGGTCAATTACTACAGCCGCTAACGTAGCAGCAGCTTCGCCTATCACTATAGAATATGCCTATGAGCCTACTACAGCTACAAACCAGCATATCAACGTTTACGCTATAGCGCAAGGTAACGGTGCAATAACACAATCAGGCACGCTTACACGCAACCTGCCAATAACTCCAAATTCGTTCTTCATTGTGGCAAAGCAAAGCAATGGCGTAGAAACCTACACCGATAATGGAGCTGGCTCTCTCACAGGCAGCCTTGCAGGCACAGGAACTATAAACTACACTACTGGTGCATGGTCTATAGACCCAACAGGCGCAAACACTATTACAGCTAACACAGTCGTTCAGGCTGGCTATTCTATGGTAGGAGCAAACTTTACCATTATGGGCTTGGCACAGTGGAACGATGAATCTAACAACACCTTTAAGCTGGTGGCTTGTGACACGAGAAGAGCTGCGGTATACAATCTAGCCAATAACGTGTTTGATCCAATTTGCGACGTAGAAGAGACTTTGTTTATATCAGATGGTAGTACTCTGACGTATAACAACGCTAGCGCATCGTATTTAGGCACATTTCCTCTTATTATGCCTTTATCAGTGACGATTCAGACTATAAACACAGCTACAGGTGTGGCTATTGACACTACAGTTGACGATGGAGCTGGTGCAATAGTTGCCTCTGGTAACATAGCCAGTGGCACAATAAACTACTACACAGGCGCCATAAGCATCACATTTACTGCTCCAGAGCCTGCTACAACAGCTGTGAATGCTACTTTTTCCTTGCAGAATGACTACTTTTTTGGAGACAACTCCAACTTTTTCAACTGGACCAACTGGGAGTTGCCTACAAACAACATCGTCACTAAAGCAGCAGTAGCCAACTACTCTCCCACACAGTTTCAAACAGGGTTTTTGTATCTTACTAACAATGTAGACCCCGTAACTCTTTACAACGGCAGCAAGTTAAGCCGACCTGCTTATGCCATAGAACAGAATGTGCTAGGTCTTGGTAAAAACCAGATCTTACGCTGCTTAGATGTAAAGGTATTTGCCTCGAGGCTTTTGTTTGTAAGGCCTACTACTACAGTTACCGATGGTCAACCTGATCCACAGAGTATTCGCTGGTCAGCACAGTTTCAGGCTACAAACTTCGTTTCAGATATCCCGGGAAGCGGTGGAGAATCCTCTGCTGCAACTTCAGACTGGATACAGCACGCGAAGTTTTTGAAGGACTTTATCGTCGTGCACTTTGAAAACTCCGTATGGATGTTTAGAAACACTGGCAACGCCTTTAACCCATTTGTATGGTTCAAGCTTAACAGCACAAAGAACACTAAGGCCCCATACGGCGGCATAGAATTCGATGATGTCATCAAGGCCATGGGACTAAGAGGCCTTACATTCTGCGATGGTAATGCCGTAGATCGATATGACCTTAAGGTTATAGACCTGTTTGAAGACATCAATGCAGAGCGCTTTGGACAGTGCTTTGGAATACGTTTTGATGCCCTTAACCAAGCATGGATGCTGTTTCCCTATATGGAGGATGACAGTCAGGTATCTAACAGGGCACTTTTACATAACTACATTGAAGATAGCTGGGGTGTATTTAGGTTAAACATGAGCTGCCTTGGGTTTGGATTTGGCATCAAAGACCTTACTTGGGCAGATCTTACCATAAGCTGGGAAGATGCTGACTTTGCTTGGAATAGCTACCTCGTACAGAGCGAAACCTTGAGGCTAATAGGCGGAGACTTTAACGGCAACATCGTGCAGTTGAATGATGGCAACACAGATCTTGGCACAGCCATACAGCTAGATGTAACGACAAAGAAGTTCAACCCATTTGTTAAAGAGGGTATGAGGGCAAACTTTGGCTACCTGGATATCTATTACACTGTTACCACAGATGCAGATCCATCAGCAGCGATCACAATTGATTTCTTCATAGATAATAACACTGCTGTTGCCTTCACAAGAACTATGAACCTTGTAGGCACAACACAGGTTCCTGCTAACGATGAGTACGCCTGGCAGAGGATATTCATCAACGTCAATGCACAGTTCCTTAAGTGGCGTATACGCGATAATGGCGTAGCACAGTTCAACATCTTAGGACAGATCTTTTGGGCAGCGCCTGGAGGCAGGTTGATACTATGACAACTAACATCAACATTAATGAGAACTTCCAGCAAGCTAACCTACCACAGTCTATTATCTGGCCTGAAAACCCTGACGATGTGCCATGGTTTATGATGAGGCTTTATGAGCAGCTTGTGTTTGCGATAAACAACAAGGACTCTGTCTACTTTAAGATGGCGATAGGCACTTCCGCTGTGCCTATACAAAACATTGCTGAAACAGGATCATACATAGTGTGTATATCAGGCTCTGATGTCTACAAAGACGCTACAGGGCTTAACTACTGGAAAACTGAGGTATTTGCCGTTACTAAGACGCAGCCTAATGTTAATGGCACTTCCGCTTCGCTAAGCTCACAGGCTGGATCGGGAGTTACTCTAGCGGCCTCCGCATATACCCTGAGTTATGGTACTATTTCAACTAACAGCACAAACACTTATTTAAAGATTAATCACAACATTGCCGGTGTTACTGGCAGTTTTAACGTGCGCGTAATAGGCACAAAGTAGGAGTTATGCCAAGATCAGCTTTGACAGGTGGTGGAAAGAAAGTTTACCGTGAAGGCCTATCTACAGGCCGAAAGGCTATCAAGCAGGCTGAAAAGCTAGCACGGCCAGGCGAGCAGATGAAGCAGTATGAGCGAGCATTTAACTTAGCCCAGCAGCAGCTAGCGCCAATGCAAGGTGAAATGCGCAGGCAGTTTACGCAAGAGGAAGCTCCCCAGCTTATTGCTCAGTTTGGCGGTAATGCTAGGTCATCATCGGCATTAAACCAAGCACTTGCTGCTGCCATGACTAATCTTAACCAGCGCATGCAGTCAAGCACAATGCAGCTAGCCTCAGACATTGCAGGGCAAGAGATGCAAAACCGCATGAACATGACACAGTTTAACGCAGGACTGGGGCAGAAAATGTTAGGAGTAAACCCATATCTGCCAAGCAGCGGAGCACCAAGCGCTACTAAGCAAGCTATAGGCCATGGTCTAAACTTAGCCGCGCAGGCAGCGGGTACATACTTTGGAGGACCAGCAGGAGGAACAGCAGCGGGCACAGGCATGAGCATGCTAACAAGCAAGCTAACTGGCGGTAACGCTACACCTAATCTTGCTAATACATTTGGCGATATGGAATTTTTTAAAAAGGGCTATCAGTCCCTACCAGGAACAGCAGGTAACTAATATGTCTAAGTTTGTTGGCGGATATCATACTTTACGACCTAAAGAAGATCATTTTAGCAAGACTATGGCTAATGTTGACCGTGCTGTAGCTGAATATACCCTGAATGATCCTAAGGCATCGCCCATGCAGAAAGCTGTTGCGATGACAAAGATCAGTCCTCAAGGTGCTGTGCAAATGCTGAAAAGCCAAGCGGAAGCAGACGAGAAAAAACAAATAGCACAAAGTGATGCGCAATATATGCAATCTCGCGGCATCGCTCCTCCATCGCAAGGTGGCGCCCAGCAGATACAGCAATCTAATCAACCTTTGGCTAGCATGCAGCAAATCAGCCAACGGTTCCAGCCTCAGAAATTGCCGCAGGCGCAAGAAAAACAAATGCCTGGTGGTCTAGGTCTAACGGGTAAGCAATATGCGCCTGTACCTCAAATGCAAGAGCCTGAAGTAGCACAGCCGGTGCAGAAGCCGAAGGATATCTATGACTACGCCATGAATGCGCCTATTGAAGATGTCTTAAAGGTCAGGTCGCAAATTCAGAATGAAGACCTTAAAAAGAATTTAGATAAGATTATTGACCATAAGCAAAAACAAGCACGTGACGAAACAAAAATTCGCGCTGCTGAAATAGCAAGTGGTCATACAGCAGAACGTGCCAATAAAAAGGAAACATTACCTCTAAGAACACAATATGCGAATGAAGCTAAAGCCGCCGCAGAAATTAAGGCTAATCAACAAGAGTTAATGAGTTTAGTTGAAAGCGGTAATCTAGATGATCCCAAGCTTAATATTTTAGCTAAGATTATACCGCATGAAGCTATGAAGCAATTCTTGTCACCAGAAACTGTTACATATGAAGCCATTCGCGCCGCAAACTTTGCTGAAGTTCGCAACATGTTTAAGGGCACTACAAATCTTAAAGAGATTGAAATTGAAGATGCTAGACTGGCATCGACGTTCTTAAATGACATGCAGAAAAAAGCTATTATCAGACAAAGAATTAAAGCCGAAGATGCAAAACTTTTACGATCTGAAGCAGCCGCAGAAGTAGAAGAAAAGCATCCTTTTATCGGGCCTATACAATTTCAGCAAAAAGTAGAAAAGCTCGTTAAGCCTAGACTAGAACAATTAGCAAAAGAATATACAGAAGAAACCAAAAAAATCTTAGGCATGAGACCACTCAGCCCCATGAATGAACAGGATAAAGTGCTTATTAGAAAGTATGTAACAAAAGCTAATGGCAATAGAGATTTAGCCAAGAAAAACCTTTTAGAAGATGGGTATAGATTAGAATGACACATGAACTAGATGCGTTCCTCTCACCAGAAGAAAAAACTGTGCCGCAAACTCATGACTTAGATGCATTCTTGCAGCCGCCTAAGGTACAAAAGGAAGGTTTGTTTTTTATACCTACAAAAGAAGAATACGGCGAAGGCGGCTTGGGCAGTAATGCAGTAAATCTTGGCCTAGGCATGCTACGAAATGTTACTTGGCCTGCCGATGTTGCACAAGCTATTGCCCTTGAAAATATGCGCGAAGAAGAAAGAGAAAATTTGATTTCTGGTAATATTGAAGGAGCTAAAGCTGCTCACGCTCAACAGATAAAAATTGCGGAACGCTTCCCCACTCAAGAGAACCTTGAAAAAAAAGCAGAAGAAAAATTAGGCATCCCATTACAGCCAAGGGCTGCTGAAGAAAGAATAGCTCGTTCAACAGGAACCTTGGGAGTCAATCCAATAGGTTTACTCGGCGCCATGGGAGAAGAAACTCTTAATCAAATGGGCGTACCTCCATGGTTATCCGCAATGCTTGCAGGTGGTGGAGTTGCAGCTGGTAAAGCATTTAAAGCAGCTAAGCCAGCACAGGCAGCAACTCAAGAAGCGCAACAACTACGCGATATTTCTAAGAAGCATGACCTGCCATACATGCGCGGAGTTGAGGAGCAAGTACCTCGCCAAGTCACACCTGAAATACCTTTAAAGAAGCATGAGAAACTAACCGGGAAATTATCAGCCGCGCAAGAAGCGGCAGTAGAAAAGATCATTGATAAGTCAATCCCAATTTCTCAAGGTATCAAACAAGGTGTATCTCCAAAACGTATGTACGATCGGGCGTATGCTCTTACCCGTGAACGCGCAGCTAAAACTAATAAGAAAGTAGAAACAGCGCACATCAATAGCTGGATAGATAACAAAATAAAACAGTTAGAATCAAAAGCTTTATCTTTAGGCGCATCAGCCGAAACCTATCTTGATGTTCTCAAAAAAGAAAAGGCACAACTCTCCAGGGCTAAAGACATGACAGCACAACAGGCCACTGATCAAGTGCATCAATGGAATGAAAATATTAGCTCCGCCTATAAACGCCCAGAACTTATAGGTAAATCAGAAGCCTATGTGACTGCATACAATGACCTGAAACGAGAAGTAGTTGCTGCTATAGAAAAATCGGGAATACCTGAAGTTGCAAAGCCTTTTAAAATAGCTCAAGATTTATTTGCACAAACTAAACGTTTTGAAAGTACCTATAATATATTAGGAGATGCTTTAGGTGATCCTACTAAGTTATCTAAGGTTTTAAAAAGCAAAAAGCGAGGCTTTTTAGAAAGAAACCTTGGGCAAAATGCGATGAAGGAACTAGACGAGATCGCAAGGTATAGCAAAACAGCTCAAGACAGAGTACTAAAGCAAGTAGAAGTGCGCAACATGCTTGAAGAACAATTCAGAGGACTGAATTTATTTGGAAGCTCAATCTTGGCCGCTAAAAAGATTGCAAAGTCTTTGCCTACAGCATACAAAAAAGCACAAGGCTATCTTTTTACAAGCGACAAAGTAAGAAAAGATTACGCAGACTTAGTTAAGAATTTAGCTAAGTCTGGTTCTCTAAAAGTCATACAAAATTCTGCTGATAAGTTAGAAAAGTCTATTAAAGAAGACTTTGGAACTGTAGACGCCTTATTTTTGATCGCAGAAGATATTGATGAAGAGTAAATAAGCAGCCTGACAAACCCAGGTTATCAATAATGCTATCAATATAAAAGATACAAACCAACTCATAAATACTCCATTAACAAAACACAGACTTGATAACCAAGCAAGCCATCCACAGGCAAAAAGCCCAGAATGCTGCCTGGGCTAAGTAGAATACTCCTATGCAGAGTAAGACTAGGAATGTGTTCATGTTATCTCCATTGTTACCATAAGTATAATACTAACTTTAGTTTATGTCAACGGAATATAGGCTGATAGATATTTTGGAGGCGCTCGACCTCTCTATCTGACATCGTGCGAGTGTCTGCATCGAGCATTGTGTTGATGGCTAAACAGGCATATCTAAGGCTGTCTGCTGCGTGGCTGCTCCAGTCATGCAATGGCCTAGGCCTATACACTCTATTGGTCTCGTCAAAAACCTTGCGGTAGTTTTCAAGGCACTTGAGCAAATGGCTGCATTTGGTCTTGTCGAACCATAGCTTGCCGAACATAGACCTTACTGTGTCTATACCTTGGTCTACGCCGCTAACAGGCAGTACGGTAAGGTTATACCCTAGCTCGTGTGCTTTTGATCGATAGGACTCGCCTGTGATGCCATTCTTGTGGGCGCCGTCGTGAGGGATGTAATGGCCTCCATAAGTGTAAGGCTTGTCCTTGATCATGTTGAGATACTCTTCGAGCGACTTGTTACGATCTTCCAAGAAGTCTATGAAGTTGATCACCTCGCCGTGGACCTGGAAGAACACAATCGCCGTAGAATCGTTATAACCAAGATCCCAGGCCGTATACACCTTGCGACGCTTATCGTGCGGTACAGCGCAAATGCGTTCGTCGTCGTATGCTTTGCGGAGGTACTCTGCGTAGTAGCTACCTTCAACGCCAAGTTCAAAGCTACAGTAAAACTCTTGGGCCACCATATCTGGCGACATGCCGTCTTGTATCTCGCGGTCTATGTCAGCCTGTGTGATCGCGTTGGTGTCTTTAACCGAAAGGGTCTCGATAAACCAATCTGGGTTGTCTTTGTTGCGTTGTATCAAGTCATAGTAGTGGTTCTTACCGCGAGGTGTCGATATAAAGACCGCAGTACCACCGTTCTCGGTAAGGATAGGCCTCATGTAAGTCCATGCCTCTGGACGCTGTATAGCATACTCAGAAAACACGCAAATGCTTGGGTTGGTACCTACTAGCCTATCGATGTCATCAGAGCCTGCAAGCTGGATTAATGAACCATTTGTGAGCCTGATCTTAAGCTCAGAGCTATTTTTCGAGGCTATCATCTCTTGTGGGATGTAGTCTAAGAATCTCTGCCCCGACTTGGTCATGTTATCCCAGATGACTTTCTTCGCTTGCGAATACGTTGGGAAGATGTAGAATATGACCTGTGACTTGCGTAGAGCCTGCTGTATGCACCAATTCCAAATAGTCAGGTCTTTACCTGCGCGTCTATGCACGCACCACACAGCACGCTTGCAGCCTCTATCTAGAGCACACAGTATGCCTAGCTGGTAGTCTCTTGGCCTGTAGGCTTCTGCCATCCCTTATCCTTGTCTAAAGCGTTTTTATAATCTATTGCCTGCACAACAGCTTGCGCTACTTCATCAGCTGTAATCTGGCTTTCGGGCTTGAAATGCTCTCTGTGATTGTTGACTAAGACAAACTTGGTAAATCCTGGGTTAGTATGCTCAAACAGCCCTCCATTGACCAATCTAGCCCTTTGAACATCCTTAGCAAAAGCGAGGGCTTCCGAAAACACAGCATTTTTTTTAGCCCATTCGGATAAAACTACCTCTCGTATCTTGCGTTTAACACAGAAATTAGTAAGATAGATATTATTTTCGTCCTCAATCCATTTAAGTAACTCACGCGCCTCGTTTTCGATAAACTCATCTGTATGTACGGTAATGTTTCCCATATGTCACCTAAATCTTTAGATTATCAACATTATCTCCGTGCGCTATTTTTTAAGCTAGCACTACTTGACTTATATCATAACGTTATGATATAGTTATGTCATAATCACATGACTCCCTGGTGACCGCACCATCAAATGCGGCAGGTCGTAGCGGTGATTATAAGTAACAACAGTAACAACAATAGAGGTGTAAGATGTACAAGCTAGTAAATATCAATTCAGGCTATCAAGAATATCACAAAACATACGCAAGCGCCGAAAAAGAAAGAGCCACGCTATTCGAACAATTTGAAGGAGATTATGACGAAGATGAAAACCTGATCCCAAAAGACTACGATGTTTTTTGTGATGCTTGGGTAATAGAGGTGTAGCATGGTAAGCACAAAGAGATTAATTTCTGCCCTAGAAAAAGCAGGGTATCGAGTCGAACAAAAGCTAGGATTATACACTTGTAAGTCCAATACTAGAAAACTTCGATGGTTTGATCAAGAGGGTACGGCTAAATGCATAAATAGCCAAAAGCTTGAAGAGCGTAATCAGAGCGAAATTGACTACTTTCCCGCTTGGTTTTGCCATTCGATAAAAGATGCCATAAATTCGATGCAATAAAGGTAAATAAAATGATTGAATACACTAAAGCATATAAATACGCCGATGATGTGTTTAAAGAAATACAAGATGAAGGCCCTTATAGAAATATATATGATAAGCAATATCAACATAGACGAGCGATCGTAGAAATACTTGAAATCCTAGCTGATACAACACCAAGTGCGGCAGGTGCAATCAATATATTAGGCGCTACTATAGCAACGCTGATACCGTATTTAGGCCCTATCAAACTGGATAAATTCTTGTTTGAGCTGGACTGCTTTATACACACCCTCGCGAAAAAACTAAACCAAGAAGAGTAATAAAAAATGAATAATGTTAGCTCATGCCAAGAAAAAATCGACAGCTTGTACAAGATTGCCGAAAAACTTAACCAAGAGTTACTGGCCTTGCAAATACCAAAAGACGAAATGTCTCATATTTTTTCGGCTTTAAAGCTATCCTATCTTGCTGATGTGCAAGACGTGGTAGAAGAAAGTGTAATTGTATTTGGACTATTAAACAAACTCAAAGGACAACAAATGGAAGATAAAAAAGCAGAAAACTTGAAAATTTGCATAGATACGGCAAAAAAAATGCTGCAAATGGTTGAAGACTTAAACATTCCAAAAGACGAATGGAGTCCGATTTTTACCGCGTTGGGAGTGCATTGCTCACAATTCTATACTACTAGTTTTGAAGACATAGAAAAAGTTGGTAAATTAACCCAAGAAATACACGGGGCACTTTAGCTAGATGGACAAAACAACCCAAACATCAAACACAGCCGACTTGCATGAAAAAATATCGGAGCTGCAAGCGGAAATAATAGCGTTGAGCGAAACAAAATTAGTGCTTACTAAACAACTAGACAAAGCAAGATTTATTTTATATAAGCTTGGGGTCACATACAAACAATTATGCGATTTATTATACATGTCTGATGAAAAATTGTATGAATATTTTAAAACTAATGATCGTAGCAATGATTACGAAGTGTCAGATGATTAGAAAATGGCATTTTTCAGAGATGAAAATAAAAAGTATCCACAGGCAAAAATGAACAATTGGGAAGAAGAATTAAAAAAAATCCTCTCAGGTCTTGATAAGATTCCTGACGATGGAACACTTGAAGAAATGGATGACGAAATGCAAAAAGTGTATGCCGTATGTTCCAAGCTGGAAAAGCTTTTTATAGAAGAGAAATACACGCCTTTCGATGCATTGAGACCCCTGCTAATCTTAGTATCACGCATAGTATGTTTAACACCTGTGCCACATGAAATGATCGATAGTTTTGCAAAATCCGCACATATGACCATATCAATTTTATTGGAGAAAGAAGATGACTAGTTGGGAAACTTATTATAAAAAAATCGACAAAGAAGTGAATGCATTAATTAATGATGGATTTCTAGAAAATCAAGAAGAATCTTCGCCAAATCGAATAAAAACCATTAATGATTTATTATCCGTTGTTGGTGATTCAGCTAAAAGTCCTATCGATGCAATGATAACTCTTGGAGCTTGTATCACTCTTATTATAAAAAACACTTACGACAAAGAAAAGCAACATGAAAATCTAGATGTAATAGTCAAAATGATGCATTGTCAATTGCAATTTTACATTGATTGTGACGAGAAAGAGGTGAAAAATGACTAGCTGGCAAGAAGCAATAGACCTATACCGCAAGGAAAAAGAGAAAGCCCAAGAACGTAAGCGTGTACGCGATGAAAAGTATTGGGAAGATTTGGAGAAAGCTTATAAAGAGATACAGCAAGAGATAAAAAACCCCCGCGCGTGAGGATGGGGCACTTGCGGGGGCAACTGGCCGGAGCAGGTCAGTTAGACTTGTGCTTCAGGAGATCCTGCATTAGGGTCTCCAGGTATTCCGTTATCAATGGCTTGCTCATCTAGTTTTCTCCAAAACATTACAGATACTTCCTGTGAATCAATCTCTTGTTTCCAGGTATTTGGCTGGTCGATTGACACTAGCGATGCATTAGTTTTTAGCGATGCAATAATCTCTACAATGTCGCCAATCGCAGGCAACTCGACGTTTACATCGTGCCATTCGCCCGGGATATTTACTGTGAATTCGCTCATTTTTTACCTTTCTTTGGGATCTTAGCTCCTGCCTTACGTGCTACATCAAGAGCTATCGCAATGCTTTGGCTTTTTTTATGTCCTGATTCTTCAAGCTCTTTGATGTTCTTACCAATGCTGTCTTTACTTTTACCCTTAATTAGCGGCATTTTCCATCCTCACTATAGTTATGTTTAAATTCTTCTTATCTCTTAAAAGATCTGGCATATCTTTTGATTGCATTTCGTACTCTAAGAGCCCGGCTATCTCTTTGCGAGTAAGCTGTATTTCTAGGTAGTCCTCAAAATCGCCCTTCTCAAGTAGTACTTTCATATCTCACAAACCTTGATAACAGTTTTAGGGATTTCTCCATAGCGTTTTGATAGGATCATGTCACAGATTTGCCCATCATCTTCGTAAACTATTGTCTTTAGAGCATTTGTGACTATGTAGGCAAAGTTGTCTATGTCCGGGCGCTTGTTTGGTTTGATCTCGCCAAGCAGCATTTTTCGTTTGTTTTTAGCGCTTGTGCATGCAGGGATCGGCACGTAAAAAGTAAGATAGAGAGCTATCGGCCCTTCAAGAGGCTTTGTTGGAGCATGCGGGCGTATCTGCCAGATGATTGTTTTTTTGTACTCTTTTGAGGGATCGTAAAAGCCGTTGAGCCCCTTACGAGTTTGCAGCTGAGGCTTAGGAGGTTGTATAATTTCGTATTGCCACATGCGGAGGCCCGGGGTTGACCCAAGGTACTCCGCTGTAGTATTTCCATCAAGCAAAATTGAATTCGAGTTGTTCTGGGTAGTATTTGTCAAGATACTCCTTTAGGTCTTTTTCTAGTATTACGTGATATGACCCTGTTCGCACAGTCTTTAGCTTGCCATAACGTATGTGGCCCTCTACTATCGCTTTAGTTTTACCGACTATCTCAGACACTTGCCTTACGCTATAGCGGCCCTCAGCAGGGTCAAAGACCTTGCGGCCGTTAAATATGCTGTGTAAATCCTTACTGTGCCAATTTTCGTAGTACTCGTCAATCCACTTTTGACAGGTGACCCACCTTCCGTACACTTTTTTTGCTTTTAGCGACTTTCTTTTTATTAGATTCCATACGTTTTGACATGAGCACTGCATCAGTGCAGCTGCGTCTTTTACGACGATCATATTTTCCTTTTTGTCCATAATCTACCCAATCCTTTTCTTTGTGTACTTTACCATCTGTTAACTGCTCTATCTTCTCACGGTGCATAGCACAAGGGTATGCCCCCCTCAACCAGTTATGCACTGTTGCATCTGATAGACCGTTCTTATAAGCCCAAGCTTTTATGTTAATCACATACTCGTCTAGATATTCGCGTAATTTCATTTCACACCATTTGATGACGTTTGTATTGACTTTAACATATGGATGATTTATACTCAAGCAAAATGGAGAAAAAAAATGGAACATGTACGCGTATCACAAATCTTAGCTTGGATCGAACCCTATGTCGGCATAGATCCAGCAGTCTTAGAAGCAAAAGCAGCGATTGGAACTAACGTCCATCAGTCTATCATAGACTACTGCAATTGCGACTTCTATGTAAACGACACCCAAAGAGCCGATGCCTACTTTAAATCTTGGCTCATGTGGCGTGAACATCACACTGATACCATCAATCAAGTGCCTAGACTATATTGTGATGACCTCATGCTGACAGGCGAGTGCGATGGCCTGATGGTACATTCTGAGGGCAATATCATAGTAGATTGGAAATGCTCTGCTAACGCAAATAAAAAGATCTGGAATTTACAAGCGCATTACTACTGGTATCTGCTTGAGAAAAATGGCCATAAACCAGCTGACAAGATGCTGTGGGTCAATCTTCGCCATGATAAAACTAAAGTAGGTGAAAATGTAGTGTATGTACCGAAAATGCCCATATCCTATACTTTTGAGTTTTCCGAAG